GTAACGAAAAACCAACCCCCAGGCCCGAAACGGACAAGGAGGTCACAGTAAAGTACACGCGCGTTAAGCATGTACTAGCGGAAAGAGCGCGACCGCGCGTACCACAGTACGTCTGACGATCGACTCCAAGCTAGGGAGCTTTCTGGCGCGGTCGAGTTTCAATAAATGAAACTTGAACGACGATACTGTGGTTTTTCCAAATTTAATGATGAAAAACCATCATGCGTGCGGTAAAAACGGCACTAACACACCTGAGCATTGCTCATGGATGGCATTTTTGGCCAACTCAGAGATACTCGAGTGTGTGCAAATACTTTTTGACAAAAAGTCTAGGTAATATGAACCTATTCTCCGAAGAGACTACATATAATATGTGAGATTTGCTGCTTCAGGATCAGTGGTTTGAGTGGATTGCAATAACATGCAAATAGGAGGACCTATAAATCCAAGCAAAGTTGAATCATCAGCAGCTGCTAAACCTATATTTGTGGCTGTTCTAGTATTAAAACAATTTAAAATATTAAACGTAGCATAAGAGTTAATAGTGGAATCTGGTTGATAGTCTAATGTACTATCACCCAGAGCCCAATTGGTAGCGGTGTAAGAACCCTCAACTGGATTTCTAATTGCTTTCTGATAAGAAGGTAATTTGAAATGTGTAACACCATTGTTATCGACAATAACTTTAGGCAAAGAACCCAAAGCTCTTGAACGAGTGCTGGCAACAGGCGCTATCAATGCAGAATCCTGTGCGGCTATTCCCACCTGAGCAAGAAAACCAATTCCACCCATAGTATTATAAAAATTATAAATGGTGCCGCCTGAAAAGAATGAATACAGACTGGACAAGGCAACATGGTGGGATTTGGTAAAATATGCTGAAGTGGTAGTAGCTGCAGGAATACTGTAAGTAAAGCGTGGAGCAACTGTCCAGTGGGGGAAACAAGGCGTCTGCGATGTTCCACTTCCAGAGGCGGCTTTTTGTATGGTAACAGTGTTAGGAATCTGAATTAACTCCTTAATAGAAGAAAACTTCTCGCCCATAGTGTACTGGGTGACATCCTCATCGTTGTTAACATCAATACCTGACTGCAAAGTGGCTATAGTACCAGTGGGATTCAAACCAACAAATGGTATAAGACCGTTACCAAAATAACTTCCTAAATCAAATGTGTCACCAGCACAAACTTCTACTAAATAAGTGATGGTACTAGCAGTCTCACCAGAACTAATCAATGGATCTAAAACTGTGAGAGATAAACCGCCAGAAGAACCTAAGGTGCTAATCCAAGGGCGCGAAGAAATATAAGGAACCTCTATTTCAAAAACGTTATTATCCTTAAGATCAAAAACCTTAGAATACTGAAAGGGTTGAACCAAACCTCCAGCGTTCTCTGGCGTTGGAACAGGGTTAGATAAAACAGCAGGTCCTTCTGTATCATAAGTTGCAGGAATAAAAGCAGCTAACAAACGTCCTGCATGGAACTTAGTTTTACAGAAATGGAACCTGAATTTTATAGAACCATTCCAATATCTAAACATCTGAGAAATATAACACAAAGTGGTGGGAGCAAAAGCATTGGTTGTCAAAGATGAACTAACAGGTAAGGCAGTATTGCCACCTGGTCTACCAGAATTAGTCTTAAACCAAAAACTAGTGGGACACACATTTGTGGCATACAAAGGCGTACCTCCTACATCAGATGTCGAAAGAGTACCAACAAAAGATTGGCCATAAACACCGAGAACATATTTGAGAGACATCTCATCAACAGGACTTGGTGTAACTTTACTGTCAAATACCAAACGATTAGATTGGTAAGGACCGGCAACAAAGGCTTCACTAGGCTGATCCACATTGCCATCATAAGTATAACCAGTGGCCCATCTACGTCTAATTGGCAACTCATCAATCGGTTTAGAAAAACCAAAAGATGAAGCAACATTAGCTACTTTGTCAACGAGCCAAGCTGCCTTATGAAGAGCAGGAGAAATCTTGGGTACGCCCATCATAGTACGCACCGCAGTTCCTGTGTTCTTCACCAGCGCTCTAGTCTCTTTTTCAGCAGCTTCAGCTAAACCACTCTGTGGCAAAACAGCGCTGAGAGTAACAGGTACAGCACCAAACAACTCCATATCATGTAATGAAATATAAAGACGAATAGTGGGTGCAGCTATAGATAGAGTAGCGTAAGGCAAAATCTGATTGATAGCGAAAGCACCATATCTGTGAGCTGCATTATCTCCGCCCCCAGAAACTGTGTTAGCTATGTCAAAATAGTTCCTGTAAGAACAATATGGCACACATAACTCAGTCATGGTAGCATCAGCAAAGTCAAGCCTAGCATGAGGGACATTAGTACACAACTGTGAAAACTTAGTCCTATTCATACTACGATTGGCTCCATCCCAAGTAGCGTATTGGAAAGCAGCCACTATAACACCTTGTTGAAAAGGGGTAGCAGCAACTGTGACAGTAAACTTAATGGTAGCCTTATAACCGAGAACTCCATTTAACCTATTGGCTGCAATAGCAGGCCAAAATTGGGAAATAGGTTCCGTTATATCAGTTCCGTAAATAAAGTTTCTTGTCGTAGAAGCAGAAACAGCTGTGACGAGACGAGGACGTTCAAAAAACCTCTTCACATCCTGATATTCCTGATCCACTGAAAGAGAAATCTTACCATCATTGCCTGAATTGGCTGTAGTGGTAGTAGCTGCTTCATTGTTAAAGTCAGCAATACCAGTGAAATTAGGGACTTGGTTTATAGAGAGTCCCTCGATCTCTCTCTCTGTCTTAATATCGCGCAGAGTAGCGGTATCCTCTAATTGATGAGTAGCGGAACAATTTACTGTTTACCCTAGTTCCAAGGAATAAACAGGGTGACTCTTCTCTGATTCAATCTGAGTAGTAACCTTAAAAGGCAGGGTGACTAGCATTCCTGACAAACAATTAGCGTGGAGTCACCATGCATGTCCGTCAAATGTTCCGTATATAACTAGAACCAAAAGTCATCACGAGCTGCAGTGTTAGCTCTATAATCACTACGAGTAGTGTAAGTAGGCACACGTCCAATAAGTTCAAGCGTCTGTTTGAACTTGGGGAAATACTCGCTCCAAACTTGAGGTGGGTGCAGACTGAGCTCACCAAGCGCAGACTCCACATTCCTGTGGTAGAGCTCCAAATCATCCCTCTTATTACGCGTGTAATAAGAAATGAAAAGAAAGCTATCAAAGGCTAAAGGTGCGGAATACCCACCAGTAGCTCCGTCATCATTTACGTAAAACTTACGCTTAAGAAAAGTGGACTCTTCAAGCGTCTTGTATGGGACAAGAGTTCCATCCTTACTACCACTGGTGTAGTCAAGATGGAGAACCCTCTTCATAGCTTCAGCCACCGTGACTTGATTAAATACTTCAGCCATGTCATCTGACACACCTGTAATATTGTCATCACCAAAAGTGGCAGGGCTTATATGATCCCACATATCTGCTGGGTTACCAGTGATATCGGCATAAACGATGGAAAGTGAAATAAGAGCATACCATGAGTTGATGATAGTGGTAAGCGGGTGACCACTGGGCAAGGATTTGCTCCATTGGACAATATAGCTTAATTCACCATCATAACCTGTAAGATGACGTGACTGGACAACATCCAACCACAACACTTCCCGGATGAGCTGATTAGTCTCCCCATCATCGTACCACTCATTGATAAAATCAAGAATAGCCCAGAGGATGGGAGGTTGTTCTGAGGCGTCAAAACGGCTGAAATCACCGTCAAACACCTTAGTTTTCTTCCCACGCTTAAGATGGTTAGCAAGTCTCCACCATTCCTGATAAGGATTAATGCCAGGGCATAATCCAGTATCAATATTGTGGCGGAAACATGCTGCCATAAAGCAACCGAAATACTGACGTACTGCCAACACATAGTCTAACGGCGACCCAGATATAATTCTAGTCTGCACGTTATCGACTTTGTGGGGTGGGCGAAGCTCGTCCTTAAGAAAGTCTGTGCACAAATGCAACAATCTCTCTCCCTTAGCAGCGTGATCAGTGATCTCCTGAACTTGAGAACGTAATTTATCACAATTCTCATTAGAGAGATCAAAATCCTCACTACCACCAAAATATCCCTTCTTACCAGGCAAGGTAGAAAGTAATACATGGGGATAGCCAGGAGAAGTGGAACGATTAATGGACTTACATTTAAGCCCTTCCAACCCAAGCACAGCTTCCTCAAAGCTAAGAATGAAACGAGGTTCATTAATAGTAGCTTGTCGGAAAGGCAATGTAGCAACTGCCACACTAGCTGTCAGCATAGGAGGAGTATCATCACGTACCTCACTTTGATAGGATCGTAATCCTTCAACCATAGGGTATTTGGTAACTCCGTCTACTTCGACAGCCCTCATATGAGCTGGCCTGTATGAGAAAGGTCCCATAGGCGCCTCAAAATAAATGGGCGTCTTACGTAGCTTACTGTAAGGGGGAGTATGAATTGGTGTATCAACTTTTCCAAGCAAAGAAAAGCTACCATCAACAAGCCCAACAGCTCTCAAAGCTGTCTGTTCCTCGATGCTGACTTCAGTAATTCCATACCCAGTCTCAACGTTAAGAGACTCATCGCTGATTTTGGGTTTAAAATAATCAAGTGCATCATCAACCATAGACTTGGTGAGAGGAGCAGCATATCCGTACCTGCGGAAACAATCCCTGTTACCAGCGATATGGAACCCAATAAAGGATTTTCCATCGAAGGCACGAGGATCAGAGACCATCAAGGGAGCGCCGCAGTGCCCAACTTCAGTAGGACACTCGTAACGCAACAAATCGTGTCTCTTATGTGTACCCACAAGAAGTTCTTCTTGTAAGTCCACATAGGGAGAATACATTGTCTGCTGAGAATTGGTATACGTGTCGGAACCTGCTCTCTTAATAGAGGAACAAACATCCAAGCGAACACCAGGGCGCGTACGAACTAACTTGTTAAGGCCCTCCTCAGCAAACATATACTTGGTAAGATCCTTGCCGGGAGACATTTGTCTGTAGGGAAACATAACAAAGGATATGTCCGATTCAGCTATTCCACACTTAGGAAGGCGCAGAAACTCAGTTGCTTCCATAGTCCTGACCAAACTCGCTTCGTTCGATTTAACGAACAAAATGCGAGAACCAGAACCAACGACTAAAGGATCCACTTCTGTGGCTCTCTTGGTGATAGCCTTGACAAAATGTTGAGGCATCACAGCCATATGATCTTTGATCATAATCATCTGACCTATCATCTCTCCCGTCTTCTCCCAAATCATCTTATAGGTATTGCTATACACTATATCAGAAATGGAATTAGCCTGAGAACCATCATAAGCTTGCTCTTGAACTTTAGAAGTCCAAGGCTTGTGTCTTCGTTTAATCTTGACATTGTCCTTGACATTGCTCTGTTCTTCAACAGGAGTGTCTGGAACCACATCTTTCCGCTCATCATCTGACAAGCCGGGAATCACCTTGCGGAATACATTGAAGATTCCTCCCACAAGGGAAACCATAAGCTTAATAATGGCGGAAATTGCTGAAACAATAAGCTTAGTGCCTATTATAATAGCACAAGATCTAACAAGTGTGGCGAACAGCGGGCTAGTGCGCATGGTGTACATAACGCGCCGCCCGAGCTCAACCCACAATTGTCGCAGAGACTGTCGATTCATGGCTTCATCTGCAGCAAATTGCATAGCTTCCTGGTACATTTTGAAGCCATCCATATATGCCTCATACTTAGCTTTCCCGTTGTCAATGAAATCATTGACAGCAGAAACGCGAGCATGTGACATATAGGTAGGATCCAAGTTGAAACGTTCAGCAAAAGCCACTCTATCAGGATGATATTTCTTGACATGTGCCTTGAGCTTTTTAATCAACTCCTCAGTATAAACAAGAGGAGTTGGGAGTTCAAAGGGCACAGCATCACGCAACTCTTCCTCCATAGCATACCAAGGCCACGAAGTGCGGTTGTGGACTTCACGAGCGCGAGAAGTCTGATCTTGTCTAAAACCAGACTGCTCTTGCGCAGTGTAATCTTCAGCTGACTCCATAAGCTTGTTGTAGCCGTTGATATTATCAATAGACGTGTGGTGTGAAACACCCCTGTCCTTGATTTCCTGTGCCAAATCGCACACAAAATCAACCATGTCAACGTCAACGGTACACTCTCCTGAGCCAAAAGCCCATTCACAACGCCTTACACGCCAAGCGTGCCAAGGAAAAGAGGCAATAGTATCTCGCATAGTATGTTTATACCCGTTGCGAATACGCTCCTCTAACTCTTGTCTCCCAGCAACAACGGCCGCAGAGAATTTGGTGTAATCCAAACCCTTAGAACCGTCGCTGGAAACGCGTGTAAATTCAGGAGCAGCTTCCATATGGAGAGCATGGTGAATTCTTCTGGCAACAGCCTCCTTGCAAACAATAACCTCCTCAATATTGGTAGAACCCAACGATTTAACATTGGTTGTACCTATGACGATACGAGATTGAAAAAAGACCTTAGCCTTAAGATCCACTGAAGCCATATTAACGGGGTGAGTCCAGTTATTAATCTTGCGAATAATTTGCATAAACTCACTGTTCTCCATTCCAGGCTTAAATTTCTCCTGGAAACAATCATCCATAATGTTGGCAGCTTGACCATGATAACTCTCATGGTACTTGGTTTCACCCTGCTGCCACATCTCAGATAAGACATTGTCAGCTTTTGCTAAGCCTGACATAATAAGAACAAAAGAGACGAGCTCAGAGACCATGGTGGTCTTACCCTGCTTAGAGGCCCCAACAAGCATGACCATAACAGGTTCTGCTCGGAAGGCTTTCATAGCATCAGCAGTGCCAGCATAGTTCCTCATTCGAGTCTCCAATCTATCCACAAGCCTAACTATAGAAGTTTTAAGTCTATCATCACTCACATGAGAGCGTAAAATATATGCATCATTAATGTGAGTAAGAACTTTGGATATCTGCTCAGAAGTAGGATCACCCTTAACTAGAATACCTTCGTATTCCTCAGCCTGGAAAATCCACTTCTTAACTGCAACATCCAAAGCGTCACCAAAATAAATGGCTTCCTTACCCATGCGCTTGAGCACAAAGTTCAAGCACACCTCGACACAAGCCATACCCGTCTTAAGGTAGGCTTTAAATCCCTCAGTAGCTCTGGGGAAATTAGACATTCTTTTCTGCAATTCTGGCACAAGCTTGTCCGCCTTCTTAGGCATGTAAGCGGTGCAAAAGAGCATCGATAAACCCTCAGCCATGGTATCAAAACCTGACTGTTCTTCAGCTGTCGTCATGGGAAAAATTATTTCCCACAATTTCTTTCCAAATATGGAAGCGAAAACGGTGGTCAACAAACCAAAAACTATGGTATTGTTGAAACAACGTTTAAGAATCCATATGGCGAGCAAAGCCAAAGGAAAAACCCACATTTTACCCATCCATTCCTCACAAGTTGCTCTTAAACGAGATAACTCATTCTGAATGGCAGTAAGAAGCCCAGAAACACCTGATGTCACCTTGTTGGTGTCATCAAGCACTTTCTCTGCTTTGCCAACAACACGCACAGCTGTGCGAGCCACGGACAAAGCAAGTTTTCCAACCAACCCGACTGTAAGAGCAGCACCAATTGTAAACAATGGATTTTGCTTCTTTTTATCAAATAAGCCAGACTCATACTCTGCATAAGCAGGATCAGCTCTGGCGTCAAATTCAACACGTGATTGTGCCTTAAACCGTTGGGCTTCACGCACATCACGCTCTCTTTGGACCTTAGGTAAAAGTTTCCTAAGCTCTTTGTAGCGCTTACGCGCAAAGAAACTCTGTTCGGAATCTCTCTCAGCCCTCGCTACAAGTCTACCGACCAAATGTTGCCTTCTCAATGAACCAGTAAGATTTCTCTTAACGTAAGGTTCGGGAAGGAAAGTAACTTTGGATTGCAACCTGCATTTAATCAAGTTGTAGTTCAAAATAGTAAAGACATCGCACGACTCCTGATTATAACTGTTGTTTGAGGTATTCATATTTGTAGAAACAAAACGATAACCAATTGGGCTTAAACATGGAATGACTGAACAATCTTCACAAAACTACACAAGATTACGTAACTGTCATCACATTTGGCGTGCGAAAACCAATGCGACGTGTACACTGAAGGAAGTATTTTCAAGGATATCTCTAATAACGCTGTCTCGTCCGATCTAGTAGCAACCATAAATGGTACACCTAAATCGAATATCAACGACCACACGCATAACAACGAGAATACGCTCTATATAAATCTCCAATATACAACACAATGTCCACGGGACACGTGTTTCCAGGGGAGGAGTAGCTAACATCCATTGCATCCTAGGTATACACCGTTAAAACGGAACATGCAGTAAGCTACAAAATTATACACTTACTAACCATCTCCAGACTTTAGCCACAACCCTGGGCTCTCGAAAAAGCCAGTTCGTTCTTTGTAGAAATACATAGATAAATTCAATATCATTATAGGTTGATAAAACCCCGCTAAAAGCGTTGAAAACAACAAATGAATTGGCAAAAACAAGAGGAAATAATCTTGGTTATGGATGACATCAAATGAAATCATGTTGAGTTGTTGGGACTGAAAACACATAGTCCACGCAATTTTCCTATACACTCAACATAGTACATCGCATATAGGAAAATAACAAAACACGCCATAAATCAATTAAACCGCCCTTATGTAAACATCGTGGGCTGGCTTGATAATGGCTAAACTAAACAAAGAATATTAAAAATCTTAGAGACCACTGAAACATAAAGAAACATCCCTCCAGATGCACTTAAAATATAATAAAAGTACACTTGAGAAATCCACACCAATGCGGTGCTACGTGGCTTATAATAAACAATCCTTAAACCGCTCTTCTGAAAACAGCGTGAGCTGGCGGACCAAAAAGAATATGGTATAATACAGGAAAAATAAAGTTGTAGTTTAGAAAAATTTAACGTCATAGACGTGCAAGGCATTCACCCCTTGCAATGGGTGCGGATTAAACGCATACAGACAATTCACCGTCTGTAAGGGGTGCAATAAATGCAGACCTACTAACGCCTAGGATCAGGACGGCAAAAGACATACAGTAATCGTGTATAACACGACTACTGC